ATGAATTAGATGAATATACAAAAGGCGTTTCTAAAAGAGTTAATAAACTAACCCAACGAGCAAAAGAAGCTGAACAAAGAGCACAGTATCTTGAACAAGTAGCATCCCAAAAAGATGCAGAGATCAATGCTTTGCGTACGCATACCAATGAACTTGGTGCACAAACTTTGATTGCAGAAGAACAATCCATTGATGCTAAAGAACAACAAGCCAATGAATTGTACAAAAAAGCTGTTGAATCAGGCGATGCAGAACTTATGTCTAAAGCAGACACTCTTAAAAGTGATCTTTCTATACAAAAAGAAAAATTACGCATGGCTAAAAACAGAAGACAAGAGCCACAACAAGCACAGCCAGTGCAACAAGTCCAACAACCACAACAACAAGCTGATCCACAGCCTACAAGAGAGGCTTTAGATTGGGCAAGTAAAAATACTTGGTATGGAGATCAATCCAAACAAGAAAGTGTTGAAGCAACCCAGTTTGCGTATTTTACTCATTTTAATTTAGTCAACGAGGGTTACGAAGCTGACTCTGATGATTATTATAATGAGTTAAACAAAAGAGTTTTTAAAGTTTATCCTACATTGGATAATAATGAAAAAGCCGAAGCAAAAGATGATAGACCCTCTGTGCAAAGAGTCGCATCTGCTTCCGTAGGAAGTCGGCAAAAAACACAAGCTAAGAAAAAAGGCGTGACTTTTTCTAAGTCCGAAGTAGATCGCCTCAGAGGGTTAAAACCTTACAACATGTCAGAAGATGACTGGTTGAAAAGAGTAGCCCAAGAGAAACAAAAAATTTCACAAAGAGAGGTAATCTAATGAAAGACGATAAGAAACTGGATATGACTAGAAATGTTCGTGATTCCGAGACACACGATAAAGAAGCTCGTAGAAAACCATGGCGACCAGTCAGAAAACTTGAAACTCCTCCACCACCTGAAGGCTATGAATACAGGTGGATTAGAGAAGCAACTTTAGGTCAAGAAGATGCAAATAACATGAGTTATAGACTGAGGGAAGGTTGGGAACTTGTACAAGGTTCTGAGCTACCTGAAGGTTGGCATTTTCCTACTATCGAACAAGGTAGGATGGCAGGCGTAATACACAACGAAGGACTCGTTTTAGCAAAAATGCCCATAGAGACTGTTAAAGAAAGAAGAGAACACTATGAAAGTAGAACTCGTCAAGCCAATGAAGCGTTAGACAATACTATGTTTAATGATTCAGGCAAAGACAATCGCTATGTTAAGTATGATTCTAAACGAGAATCTCAGGTTACTTTTGGATCAAAAAAGTAATCAAATAACAGGAAACTAAATTATGGCAAATAAAAATGCTCCATTTGGACTAAAACCTGTTCGTATGATGAGTGGTGCACCTTATTCAGGTGGACAATCAAGATACAGAATCGCTAGTGGTGCGACTACCCCAATTTTCCAAGGCGACTTGGTTACACAGCTTACAGCAGGTGTATTGGGCAGACATGCCGCTACTGGAACTGTACCCATCGTAGGAGTTTTTAATGGCGTGAGCTTTACAAACTCTGAAGGCGAACAGATTTTTAGTAATCATTACGCAGGAAGTATTACTTCCTCTGATATAATCGCTAATGTGATAGATCATCCTAATGTTGTTTTCGAAGTACAATGTAACGCAGCTTTTCCAGTTGCAGACATCTTCGGAAATTTCGACATTGTTGATGGATCACCTGTAGGCGATACTAAGTCTGGAAGATCAAATACTGAATGTGCAGTTAGTACTGGTAACACCACTGCTACACTACCACTGAAAGTGTTAGATATCTCTCAAGACCCTGATAACTCGGATGTAGGTTCGACTGACACCAATGTTCTATGTGTGATTCAAAATCATATATGTGGACAGAAAGGTGCAGGTTTAGCATAAGGATATAAATTATGGCAATTTCAAGAGCACAATTAGCGAAGGAACTGGAACCCGGTTTAAACAGTTTATTTGGACTTGAGTACGATCAGTACCAACAAGAATATACTGAAATTTTTTCAATCGAAGACTCTCAAAAGGCTTTCGAAGAAGAAGTATTAATTATGGGCTTTGGTTCAGCACCAACTAAGTCTGAAGGTCAAGGAGTTGTTTTCGACAATTCTTCTGAAAGTTATACAGCAAGATATACGCATGACACGATTGCGTTAGCTTTTGCATTAACAGAAGAAGCAGTTGAAGATAACCTTTACGATTCTTTAGGAAAAAGATATACAAAAGCACTAGCACGATCAATGGCTAACACCAAAGAAGTGAAAGGTGCCAATGTACTTAATAACGCATTTTCTACCAGTTTTACTGGTGGTGATGGACAACCTTTAATCGCAACTGCTCACCCCCTCGCAGGTGGTGGAACAGCAGCGAATAGAGCTACATCCATGGCTGACCTCAATGAAACTTCATTGGAAGATGCACTTATTGATATCTCAACATTTACAGACGATAGAGGTCTAACAATCTCTGTTAATGCTTCAAAACTTGTGGTTCCACCACAATTAGTTTTTGTTGCTGACAGAATATTGAACAGCACTCTAAGATCAGGTACAGCAGATAATGATGTAAACGCTATCAAAAACACAGGTGTGTTACCCGGTGGCTATACAGTTAATCATTATTTAACTGATCCTGATGCTTTCTTCTTGCTTACATCTGTTACAGATCAAGGCGAGGGTCTAAAAATGTTCCAAAGAACTGGCATGGAGACTAACATGGAACCTGATTTCTCTACTGGTAACATTCGTTACAAAGCTAGAGAAAGATACAGCTTCGGTTTTTCAAACTGGCGTGGTATCTATGGTTCAGCAGGAGCTTAATTGAACGATTCGTAATAGCGTTTATTACTCAACTATTACTGAAAGGGCTCGAAAGAGCCCTTTTTTTTGGTCTAAAATAAATGAAATAAAGTGTGTAAATAGTTGTACATTTGTCTAAATTTGTGTATATTAAGTATATGGAAAGTTTATTTAATAATAAAAAAGGAGAAAAAATGAGTAAAACAGCATATGATATTTTTAAAGCACCTGTTAGCCAACAAGATTTGGTAATAGCTTGGCACACAGTTGGCTTTGACAAGTACATCAAAACATTAAGTCAAATGCACGACATAACTGTAGATCAGTTTTATGGTGCTTGCAAAGATGACCAAGAGGTTCGAGATGAGATCGTAGGTAACTTTGCTAAAGGCATGGGCATGGAGGTAGCGTAATGGAAAAATATGTACGATATTACATCGCAAGTGGATCATTGACTGCAATGTACACACTTTGTGTTGGTTATGGTGTAGACACTAAGGGTGAATACATTGTTAATCTTTCTATCGATCCTAAGACAGCAGTAGAGAAAGCCATGGATTATGTCAACAAGTCAGGTGACACTTACCCTCTTGACACATCATATGCTGATGAAAGCCTCAACGACATTATCAGAAGAAATCAAGATCAAATCGAAGCTGACAACCTCAGAAGAAAAGAAGAAAACCTTGCTAACTGGATTGTAAATTCTCAAGAAGTTTTATTTAGTGACAAAAATCCTTTTGACAAAATTTACTCAGGTGGTCGTGTGGTAGATCATGCTCCTCTTGATCACATGTCTCAAGAAAGCATTAATTACTGGGCAGGTCTTACTAAGTATAAAAGTGTAATACATGAAGCCATGAGCAACATATGTAAGCCAAAAGCTATTTACATTCCTAAAAATGCCAACAAACATTTTGGTTCTGTTGGTGACAAGGTTACTGTCAAGGCTTTTGTTCTTAGCCTCGATCATTATGAAAATGATTTCGGATATAACAACTATTCTGTCAAAATGAAATACATTACAGAGAATGGTGAAAGGCTAGTAACCAATGGTGGCAGTGGCACTAAGTTTAACCAAGCTATGTGTGATTCAGTTCATACTTGGGTTGAGCTTGAAGCTACCATCAAAGCACACAATGAGTTTACTCCTTCAGTAGGTTACGAAGAAATCTGCGAAAAAACTGGTGAGTATATTTACAAAGAAAAAGATGGTGACAAGACTTGGAACACCACTTCACTTATTAGACCAAAGTTAATTGAGTCTGTTACACAAGATGAAGAGGTAGCCTAATGAACTAAGATTAAAACATTCTATTTGCTAAATCATGCTCCAAGGAGTATGATTTTTAGTATCTAGGATATTATTAACTTGTTCTATCGACTGACCTAGCAGACAAGCCAAGACAA